TTCCGCTGGCTTCTCCTCCGGAACTGGAAAAGGTTCTTCTTTCGGTTGGTTCACCCAGAAAAGTTTCTTTAAAAGTTCTAAAATGTTCATTGCGGTCTCCGATCGTCTCCTCAAAAAGTTTATTTATGTGAGTTGCGTCTATTTTTCCTGTCTCAACCAGCCATTTGATTGAGTCTGGGTTTGATGGTGTTTCTGTTATGAATTGAGATATTCCTTCGAACAATTCTTTCGTCCATCCAATTATTTCTTTCTTTGCCGTTTCGTTGGCTCTACGGAAGTCTCGAGAATTATCATAAAGGAAGAAACTAGAAAATTCTTCAGAGAACCTTTTCATATTCCTTATTGACTGATTGTATTTTTGTAACCTGGCTTCTTCCGAGAACGTTTTTGCGCCGCTTTCAATTCGAACGTCATTTCTTCGTTTCGACTCGGCATTTTCCGTGTAGACGAAAAGCATAGAAGTATCATATCCCATACACTCAAATACTTTACGGCAAACATCAATTTTATTGTAATCGTCGGCGTTGCCGTTTATAAACAGAGAACGGAAAGAACCGAGTTCTTTCAGAGAGCTTTTCTCTAATATGGTCTTGTACATTTTCTCAAGACTAACTTCAATCATACCGGATTCTTGAAGTCCGGATTTGATCAAAATGTCTTTTCCGCTTCCCGGACCGCCAACAAGGAAAATTGCCTTGAAGTGTTTTTGTGCAGATTCCAATTTTAGTCCCCTTCTTACGGCATGATATAATTCTTCGGCGTGCTCTGGATTAGGAACGCCTTCTCTGAATTTTGGAAAGTTTTCTGTAGAGGCATGAGAACGCATCGTTTCGACGCTTTCTAAATCTGGATCTCTTGCACCAGAAGACTTAACGTCGATATGATCGAATTTATAATCTTTGCCGTTATATCGATGAAGTAGATTTCGCATTTCTTGAACGCGATTAGAACCGACGACCATGGCCACTCTTTTGTAGCCTCTGTCGTGGAGATGCTTCATAGCATCGATTGGAGTGTTTACTGATTTTTCGTCTGAAACGTATGCTTTTGGAAAAAACCTACGCATGAATGACACTTTATCGTCATGCTGCATCGGTTTCTTTTTTGAATCTTTAGAATTAGAGACAAAAACGAAGTGATCGCCTCTTGATTTTTTGGCGTGATCTATTACTGAATCGACGAGCTTTTTGTGATCAGCGTTTGGCGGGGAAAACCCACCAACAGTAAATGTAGCATGTTTGCTCTTTTCGCTCATATATCTCCCGCTCTGTGGGGTAGTTTACATTATACTGTATTTATAAAAATATCTTCTTATCTGGTCGACCTTTTGACTAATTTGGTCTTGTTTCCATCAACAGTTGCGACAAATCCTTTCGGAGGTACTTCTTTTCCGTCAATGCTATGTTGGTAATCTCCTGTGTTTTTTGACAGAGATTTTACTAGAACGTCTTTGGCTTGCTGTAGGTTATGGTGCATATCAAATAAGGACTTAAATTTTCCATGGTGCGAATCGACATGATTCAGAAGATTCATTGTATCTTCTAGCTTCTGTCTTTTGGCTTTTTCTTTCGGTGTCTTTTCAGTTTCCTTCATTCCCTGACTGGAAAGGTGCTGACGATATCCTTCTATAGAAGGAGCTTCGCCCGTCTTTGAAGTTTTGCTGATGTACTTTTTTAGATGTTCTTTTTGAGCTGCGGTTTCGGCGAACGTTTCTGGGTGTGCCATACTCAACGCTCTATTTGCCGCCTTCATATGCTTTTTGTATCTGCCTTCTTCCGAATTAGAGTAGGAACTGGCGTTGATCTTGGTATCTGGATCAATTATATGAACGTCTGGATGATTCGAGAAATTACGAGTATCCGGATCAAATCCAGCATTCATATTTTCAAGATTAGTTCCATGGTATTTGGTATGGACTGCAAGACCTAATTTAGCCTTGCTTATTTTCTTTCCTTCTTTAGAGTTCTTGTCTACCGAATGCATAATGGTTTTTGGCGTAAAATGATACGCTCCATCATGATCATGAACGTCACCTTCGCCGTACATAAGGTCGCCCTGATAGACTCCTGTTTTCGGAGCGACTTTTGGAAGATGTTCTAGAGACTGTTTTAGCTTGGTAGCCAGCTCGGGGGAATTTCCGTGATTGCGCTCAACGTCATCCGGTGTATAATTTGCTTTTGAATTTTTATCTGACGATACGAAGAATTTCCCGTTCGTCGGATGATGACCGAATACAACCGAAGGAGAACCATCATAATTGGTTGTCAATTTTGAGTCGGTGAACCCACCTTTCAATTTGGTGTGAACGTGATCTAGAACTTTAGCTGCATGATGGAAGCCATGTTCGCCGTCATGAATCACGTGATCTTCAAGATGTTTTTCGGCGGAGTTCTTATTCTCGACCTTTTTGCCTACCGATTCGGCAAGAATAAATTTGATGAAATCCAACACAATAATTCTCCATAGAATTTACCTCATGTGCAGATATTTAGTCAAATGAAAAGTTCTTAAATTTCCCATACTTGTCTCCGTTGCCATTCATCATTGAGCTTGGTTGCGCAAGGATACGATTTACAATCGGTTCTTTATCCTGACCAGAATCTGCAATCTGAGTCTGCGCCACATCATACAACCTCATTCTGGCTCGGTCGATTCCAAGAACAAACCTCTTATTAGTGGAGGGATCGGAGAACCGATTCTTGAGCTGCTTCACAAGGATTTGATTGACGGCATCCAACTGTTCAGTTGCAACGATGGAGATCATAAAGTCAACGGTCGCCGCAGTTCCAAAGCTCTCAGAGATATCTTCCATTCCAGGATCGGAGTTGGAGAAACCAGAACGAGTCGTTTGAGTTGCAGTCACAACAGGAACGTCAAACTCAACCGCAAGACCACGAAGTTCTTCAGCAATTGCTTTGATATAAGAATAACTGTTTACGTTCGCCCCATGCTTCAAACGAGAAGAAGCGCAGATGTTCATGTAATCAATGAAGATAACGTCCGGAACAAAGTTACGTTTGAGCGCCAGATCATTCAACAATGCACGGAAGTGAGCCGATGATGCCGAGGCTGTAGGATATTCCTTGATGATCAACTTACCTTTGGTTTTCGACTCAAGGTTGCGTATCTTCTTCAGATAGATATCCTTCGGCATCGTTTCCAGCTCATCGACGCGAACGTTCAACAGATTGGCGTCAATCCGCTCGGCGATACGTTCTTCTGCCATTTCCATAGTGATGTAGAGAACGTTTTGATTCTCAGTCAATGCAGCCGCAGCCATATGACACATGAACAAAGACTTACCGACGCCTGTACCTGCAAGAATACAGGACAAAGTCTTTCTCGGCAATCCACCACGAGTGATCTTGTTCATGTACTCAAGATCAAACGGAATGCGCTTCTCCGTTCGATGATAGAACTCATATCGCTTCTCGGCATTGTCGATATAGTCGTGACCCACATAGGGATCAAAGGAAATGGATAACGCATCAGTCAGCAGAGAGGGAATTGCTCCCTTGTTGTATTGCTTGTTCGATCCATCAAGAATGTGAATCGACTCTAGGATGGCATTGTGAATTGCTTTTTCTTGACAAAACTTCTCAGTGGATTCAAGAAGCCATTGATCATCACTGGTGTCGTCATTTGTTTTAACTTCATCAATAATCTCAACAACTTCCTGAAACTCGCCAGCAATCAATCCTGGACGATTACTGAGTTCAACTCTGATCGATTCATACGAAGGGATCTTGTTGTACTTGTGAATAAACTTCGATACTTCCTGAAGAACTATTCGTTCTGTTTTGTCATGGAAGTATTCTTCTTTAATGAACGGCAGAATCTTTCGGGCGAACTGTTCGTTTTGGAACAGGTTCTTCAATATAATCTTCTCTAAGTTCATCATCATCTATTTGTCCTTTCTTGCTTTCTTCTTCATACTTAATAGTTTCCCAGAAAATCGAAAGAAGAATGTTGCCTACAGTTTTCAGAAACTTCTTGTCTTCGTAGTATTCTTTTTTCAACTTATCGGTAAACTGGATGACCTCAATATTATATGTTGCATCTGCTGTCCCATCAATGTTTTCTTTTCCAATTTTTATAGTGTCATAGCAATAAACAACTCCAGCGTATTTTCCTTTCAGAATTCGAACTGGAAGAGCCTGATTTTGCTCAACAGAAACATCAATCGCATATTCATAGAAGTCATCGGGGGCATAGTATTTGTTTCTGTATGCTATTCCCAGCTTCTCAAGTTTACTCTGTATCCAATTCATCATCTTCGTCATCTCCTGATATACCAAGAATAGGAGTGCTTGATACCATATAGGTTTTCTTCACATATTCTTGAAATTGTTTTGAGTTCAGTATAGGGTTCCAGAAAGATTCAGTGTCAGTATCCTTCAGACGATACTTCTTCTCTTCCATGGAGCCAGTTGAAAGATCGGTCTTGGAATACCATCCGTTGGAAGGTTTCTGTACGAATCCACCTTCCAAAGCAATGTCAAGCAATCCCGACCATTTACTTATACCACCCTCAAACGACACAGATACAGGGATCTTTGCTTTCTCACGAACATAACGAGACTTCTCTACGTTAATGATAAAGTTGTAACCAACAATTTCAGTTCCTTCCTTTTCTTGCTGACGACCAAGGATGAAGATGTTATCAGCAGAATAGTAAGAGCCTGTGCCACCACCAACGATATCTTTAGGATACATTCCAATTTCTTTGTAGGTGTGATTCACAACAACCATCGGAATGTCTTTCATCGTCAGGTGAGGAGTGATCATACGGAACAACGATTTGATTTGTTTTGCGCGGCTCATGTCGGCAACGGACTTTTGATCCAGAGCATCTTCCACTTCTTTCTTCGAAGCAAGGTTACCGATGGAATCAATCACGATGATGAGTTTGTCAGAACGATCAACGTTCGTCAGCTGTTGCATGATATCAAACTTGAGCTGCTCGACATCAGTGATCGGAGTATGAAGAACTCGATCCTGATCAATACCAAACGAAGTGAAATATGACTGCGGAGTGCCAAACTCAGAATCATAGAACAGCAGAGCAGACTCAGGATACTTGTCGAGATATGCTTTTGCCATCAACAGCGAGAAGCAAGTCTTGAAGTGTTTCGACGGACCAGCCCACATGGTCAGACCCGGAGTCAATCCACCATCAAGACGACCGGACAACGCAACGTTGATAACAGGAACCGAAGTTGAAATCATATCTTTCTCGGTGAAGAACTTCGACTTCGCCAGAATAGCAGATTCTTTGATCGTAGAATTCTTCTTGATCTTATCCAAAATACTCATAGTCTTCTCCTTTATGAAAATAAATCTTCAAGCGAACTAGACTCTTCAGCTCGCCAACCAATTGAATCCAGCACAATCTGCAGAGGATCAAGAAAGGTTTTCTCGAAGAGCATATTATAATGCACCTTGTCTTGGATGTCAAACTCTTTCGGAATATCTTCATGAAACGAAAGAACATTGCTGTTGAGTTTATTCGGTTGTTTCAAATAGACAAACTTAATCTTGTCGCCATCGGAAATCTTGGGATACTTCTTCTCCAGCTTTAGAACTTCAAGCATATGATTGTAGATCAACGCACCCTTGGTATGAATTGGCGTTCCTGATTTGTAGGGAGCCTGCCGCAAAGCATTCATGTCACCGCGCACATCCTTGAGCTTGACTCCATATTCCTTTATGCCATTCACGCCACGAGGAAAAGCGATGTCAGACAGCGGAGAACTGTTATACTCTGCGCGGAACTCTGCTATGAACTTTCGAATATCCAGTTCACTGCCACCAAGAATAATCTTGAACGCTTGTTTAATCTTGTTGCGGGAGATAAGTGGAGTCGAAGACTTGATTGCCTCAAGACCCATAATCTTCATCTTCGGCTCAGCGTACTCAACTCCTTCGTTGTTGTATACATTGATGATGTAACGTTTCTTAGCAGTCCAGATTGCGCGATCACCTAATGCTTCGCGCTTCATATCCATTGTTTGATCGAACGCAGCAACATAGTCTGCAAGCTCAGCATAGCACTTGCTTATGAAAGGTTGGATCTTATCGTTACATGCTATATCCATGAACTGAATTACTTTGCGTTTATCCGATGTATTCTTACCGAACACTTTCTTCACCAACTCATCGAAACGAATATACACTGAATCAGTATCCGAGGCGAT